AATTCTCTGAGCAGTTTTGATTTTATTAATCAAATTGAAACAATCAGAAATGAAAAAGGTAATGCATATGTGCTAATTGAACGAGACATCTATCACCAACCATCAAAGCTTTTCTTATTAAATCCAGATGTTGTTGAAATGTTAATTGAAAACCAATCACGTGAACTTTATTATTCCATTCATGCTGCAACTGGAAATAAATTGATTGTTCATAATATGGACATGTTGCATTTTAAACACATCGTGGCATCTAATATGGTGCAAGGCATTAGTCCGATTGATGTGTTGAAGAATACAACTGATTTTGATAATGCAGTAAGAACCTTTAATCTTACAGAAATGCAAAAACCTGATTCTTTCATGCTTAAATATGGTTCCAATGTAGGTAAAGAAAAAAGGCAGCAAGTGTTAGAAGATTTCAAACAGTACTATGAAGAAAACGGTGGAGTATTATTCCAAGAGCCTGGTGTTGAAATCGAACCGTTACCTAAAAAATATGTCTCTGAAGATATAGTGGCAAGCGAGAATTTAACAAGAGAAAGAGTAGCTAACGTTTTTCAATTGCCCTCAGTATTCTTAAATGCAAGATCAAATACAAATTTCGCGAAAAATGAAGAGTTAAACAGATTTTACTTGCAGCATACCTTATTGCCAATCGTCAAACAGTATGAAGAAGAATTTAATCGGAAACTACTTACTAAAACAGACAGAGAAAAAAATAGGTATTTTAAATTTAACGTTAAATCTTATTTAAGGGCTGATAGTGCAACACAAGCAGAAGTGTACTTTAAAGCAGTTCGTAGTGGTTACTACACTATAAATGACATTAGAGAGTGGGAAGATTTACCACCAGTTGAAGGTGGAGATAAGCCGCTAATAAGCGGTGATTTATACCCAATTGACACGCCACTTGAATTAAGAAAATCTTTGAAAGGTGGTGATAAAAATGTCAATGAAAGCTAAGTATTTTCAAATGAAAAGAAAATCAAAAAGTAAAGGTGAAATATTTATTTATGGTGATATTGTAAGTGATAAATGGTTTGAAAGTGATGTAACTGCTACAGATTTCAAAAATAAACTAGATGAACTAGGAGACATCAGTGAAATAGATGTTCATATAAATTCATCTGGAGGCAGTGTATTTGAAGGGCATGCAATATACAATATGCTAAAAATGCATCCTGCAAAAATTAATATCTATGTCGATGCCTTAGCGGCATCAATTGCTAGTGTTATCGCTATGAGTGGTGACACTATTTTTATGCACAAAAATAGTTTTTTAATGATTCATAATTCATGGGTTATGACTGTAGGTAATGCAGAAGAATTAAGAAAGACAGCGGATTTACTTGATAAAACAGATGCTGTTAGTAATTCAGCGTATTTGGATAAAGCAAAAAACTTAGATCAAGAACAATTAAAGCAGATGTTAGATGCAGAAACATGGCTTACTGCTGAAGAAGCCTTATCTTTTGGCTTAATAGATGAAGTTTTAGGAGCTAATGAAATAGCTGCTAGTATCTCTAAAGAGCAGTATAAGCGTTTCGAGAACGTCCCGGAAGATTTAAAGAAAGATGTAGACAAAATCACAAAAATTGATGATGTAGATACATCTGAATTGGTTGAAACACCTAAAGAAAGTATGTCACTAGAAGAAAAAGAAAAAAGAGAAAAAATTAAACGCGAATGCGAAATTTTAAAAATGACAATGAGTTATTAGGAGGAAATGAAATGCCGACATTATATGAATTAAAACAATCATTAGGTATGATTGGACAACAATTAAAAAATAAAAATGATGAGTTGAGTCAGAAAGCAACAGATCCAAATATTGATATGGAAGACATCAAACAACTAGAAACAGAAAAAGCAGGCTTACAACAAAGATTTAACATTGTTGAAAGACAAGTACAAGACATTGAAGAAAAAGAAAAAGCGAAAGTTAAAGACACAGGAGAAGCTTATCAATCTTTAAATGATCATGAGAAGATGGTTAAAGCTAAGGCAGAGTTTTATCGTCACGCGATTTTACCAAATGAATTTGAAAAACCTTCAATGGAGGCACAACGTTTATTACACGCTTTACCAACAGGTAATGATTCAGGTGGAGATAAGCTCTTACCAAAAACACTTTCTAAAGAAATTGTTTCAGAACCATTTGCTAAAAACCAATTACGTGAAAAAGCTCGTCTAACTAACATTAAAGGTTTAGAGATTCCAAGAGTTTCATACACTTTAGACGATGATGATTTCATTACAGACGTAGAAACAGCAAAAGAATTAAAATTAAAAGGTGATACAGTCAAGTTCACTACTAATAAATTCAAAGTATTTGCTGCAATTTCAGATACTGTAATTCATGGATCAGATGTAGATTTAGTAAACTGGGTTGAAAACGCACTACAATCAGGATTAGCAGCTAAAGAGCGTAAAGATGCCTTAGCAGTAAGTCCTAAATCTGGATTAGAACACATGTCATTTTATAATGGATCTGTTAAAGAAGTTGAGGGAGCAGACATGTATGATGCTATTATTAACGCTTTAGCAGATTTACATGAAGATTACCGTGATAACGCAACAATTTATATGCGATATGCAGATTATGTCAAAATTATTAGTGTTCTTTCAAATGGAACAACAAATTTCTTTGACACACCAGCAGAAAAAGTATTTGGCAAACCAGTAGTATTTACAGATGCAGCAGTTAAACCTATTGTGGGAGATTTCAATTATTTTGGAATTAACTATGATGGAACAACTTATGACACTGATAAAGATGTTAAAAAAGGCGAATATTTGTTTGTATTAACAGCATGGTATGATCAGCAACGTACATTAGACAGTGCATTCAGAATTGCAAAAGCAAAAGAAAATACAGGTTCATTACCCAGCTAAACCCCAAAAGGTTAATGTAACAGCTAAGGCTAAATCAGCTGTAATATCAGCCGAATAGGGGTGATGAAATGAGTTTAGAAGAAATTAAATTGTGGTTGAGAATTGACTATAATTTCGAAAATGATTTAATTGAAGGTCTCATTCAATCGGCTAAGTCTGAATTACTATTAAGTGGGGTTCCAGATTATGACAAAGATGACTTGGAATACCCGCTTTTTTGTACAGCGATTAAATATATCATTGCAAGAGATTATGAAAGTCGTGGATACTCAAATGACCAATCTAGAAGCAAGGTGTTTAATGAAAAAGGATTGCAAAAAATGATTTTGAAATTAAAAAAGTGGTAGGTGATTTTTAAATGGAATTTAATGAATTTAAAGATCGCGCGTATTTTTTTCAATATATAAACAAAGGACCATATCCAGATGAAGAGGAAAAAATGAAATTGTATAGTTGCTTTTGTAAAATTTATAATCCTTCTATGAAAGATAGAGAAATTTTAAAAGCGACTGAATCAAAATCAGGATTAACCATAATTGTCAGGTCTTCTAAAACTGAATATCTACCACAAACAAATCACTTAGTTAAAATTGACAGTGCATTATATTCCGATAAATTATTCAACATTGTAGAAATAAGAATTGATACACCAGATATTGGCTATAATACAGTGGTTTTATCAGAAAAATGAGTGTAGAAATTAAAGGGATACCTGAAGTGTTGAATAAATTAGAATCGGTATACGGTAAACAAGCAATGCAGGCTAAGAGTGATAAAGCTTTAAATGAAGCATCTGAATTTTTTATAAAGGCTTTAAAGAAAGAGTTCGAGAGCTTTAAAGATACGGGTGCCAGTATAGAAGAAATGACTAAATCTAAGCCTTATACAAAAGTTGGTAGTCAAGAAAGGGCTGTTTTAATTGAATGGGTAGGTCCTATGAATCGCAAAAACATTATTCACTTGAATGAACATGGTTATACAAGAGATGGAAAAAAATATACACCAAGAGGTTTTGGAGTTATTGCAAAAACATTAGCTGCTAGCGAACGTAAGTATAGAGAAATTATAAAAAAGGAGTTGGCCAGATAAATGAATATATTAAACACCATAAAAGGAATTTTATTATCTGATGCAGAGCTCAAAACACATATAAATTCTAGAATATACTATTACAAAGTCACTGAAAACGCTGAAACTTCCAAACCCTTTGTTGTTATTACACCTGTTTATGATTTGCCTTCAGACTTTATGTCTGATAAATATCTCAGTGAAGAATACTTAATTCAAATAGATGTAGAATCTTCAAATAATCAGAAAACAATTGATATAACAAAACGAATAAGATACCTGTTATATCAACAAAATTTAATTCAAGCATCTAGTCAGTTAGATGCTTATTTTGAAGAAACTAAACGTTATGTGATGTCGAGACGATATCAAGGCATACCCAAAAATATATATTATAAAAATCAGCGCATCGAATAGGTGTGCTTTTTAATTTTTAAGGAGGAAATAAGCAATGGCAGAAGGACAAGGTTCTTATAAAGTAGGTTTTAAAAGATTATACGTTGGAGTTTTTAACCCAGAAGCAACAAAAGTAGTTAAACGCATGACATGGGAAGATGAAAAAGGTGGTACAGTTGACCTAAATATCACAGGTTTAGCACCAGATTTAGTAGATATGTTTGCATCTAACAAACGTGTATGGATGAAAAAACAAGGTACTAATGAAGTTAAGTCTGACATGAGTATTTTCAATATTCCAAGTGATGATTTAAACACAGTTATTGGACGTACTAAAGATAAAAATGGTACATCTTGGGTAGGAGAGAATACAAGAGCACCGTATGTAACAGTAATTGGCGAATCGGAAGATGGTTTAACAGGTCAGCCGGTATATGTAGCCTTACTTAAAGGTACTTTTAGTTTAGATTCAATTGAATTTAAAACACGAGGTGAAAAAGCAGAAGCCCCAGAACCTACAAAATTAACAGGTGACTGGATGAATAGAAAAGTTGATGTTGATGGAACGTCACAAGGTATTGTATACGGTTATCATGAAGGTAAAGAAGGAGAAGCAGAATTCTTCAAAAAAGTATTCGTTGGATACACGGACAGTGAAGATCATTCAGAGGATTCTGCAGGTTCGTTACCCAGCTAATCCCCAAAATGTTGAAGTAGCAGTTAATTCAAAATCTGCAACAGTTTCAGCAGAATAGGGGCTTTCAAAATAAATCAAAGGAGAATAATTTATGACTAAAACTTTAAAGGTTTATAAAGGAGACGACGTCGTAGCTTCTGAACAAGGTGAAGGCAAAGTGTCAGTAACTTTATCTAATTTAGAAGCGGATACAACTTATCCAAAAGGTACTTACCAAGTGGCATGGGAAGAAAATGGTAAAGAATCTAGTAAAGTTGATGTACCTCAATTCAAAACCAATCCAATTCTAGTCTCAGGCGTATCATTTACACCAGAAACTAAATCAATTATGGTAAATACCGATGACAATGTTGAGCCAAACATTGCACCAAGCACAGCAACGAATAAAATATTGAAATATACAAGTGAACATCCAGAATTTGTTACTGTAGATGAAAATACAGGAGCAATTCACGGTGTAGCTGAAGGTACTTCAGTAATCACTGCTACGTCTACTGATGGAAGCGATAAGTCAGGACAAATTTCAGTGACAGTAACAAACGGATAGGGATTTAAGGCGCAGTATATCTGCGTCTTTTTTATTTGAATAAAAGGAGCTAATACAATGATTAAATTTGAAATTAAAGATCGTAAAACAGGAAAAACAGAGAGCTATACAAAAGAAGATGTAACAATGGGCGAAGCAGAAAAATGCTATGAGTATTTAGAATTAGTAAATCAAGAGAATAAAAAAGAAGCACCTAACGCAACAAAAATGAGACAAAAAGAGCGACAGTTATTAGTAGATTTATTTAAAGATGAAGGATTGACTGAAGAAGATGTTCTGAACAAGATGAGTACTAAAACTTATACAAAAGCCTTACAAGATATATTTCGAGAAATCAATGGTGAAGATGAAGAAGATTCAGAAACTGAACCAGAAGAGATGGGAAAGACAGAAGAACAATCTCAATAAAAGACATTTTATCGAACATTAAGAAAATACAACGTTTCTGTATGGAGCAGTATGGGTGGACATTAACTGAAGTCAGAAAACAGCCGTATGTAAAACTTTTAGAAATACTTAATGAAGAGAATAAAGAAGAGACTGAAGAAAAACAAAGTGAACAAAAAGTCATTACAGGTACGGATTTAAGAAAACTTTTTGGAAGCTAGAAAGGAGGTTAATATGAATGAAAAAGTAGAAGGCATGACCTTGGAGCTGAAATTAGACCATTTAGGTGTCCAAGAAGGCATGAAAGGTTTAAAGCGACAATTAGGTGTTGTTAATAGTGAAATGAAAGCTAATCTGTCAGCATTTGATAAGTCTGAAAAATCAATGGAAAAATATCAGGCGAGAATTAAGGGGTTAAATGATAGGCTTAAAGTTCAAAAAAAGATGTATTCTCAAGTAGAAGATGAGCTTAAACAAGTTAACGCTAATTACCAAAAAGCTAAATCCAGTGTAAAAGATGTTGAGAAAGCATATTTAAAGCTAGTAGAAGCTAATAAAAAAGAAAAATTAGCTCTTGATAAATCAAAAGAAGCCTTAAAATCATCGAATACAGAACTTAAAAAAGCTGAAAATCAATATAAACGTACAAATCAACGTAAACAAGATGCGTTTCAAAAACTTAAACAGTTGAGAGATGCAGAACAAAAGCTTAAGAATAGTAACCAAGCTACTACTGCACAACTAAAAAGAGCAAGTGACGCAGTACAGAAGCAGTCCGCTAAGCATAAAGCACTTGTTGAACAATATAAACAAGAAGGCAATCAAGTTCAAAAACTAAAAGTGCAAAATGACAATCTTTCAAAATCAAATGATAAAATTGAAAGTTCTTACGCTAAAACTAATACTAAATTAAAGCAAACAGAAAAAGAATTTAATGATTTAAACAATACTATTAAGAATCATAGCGCTAATGTCGCAAAAGCTGAAACAGCTGTTAATAAAGAAAAAGCTGCTTTAAATAATTTGGAGCGTTCAATAGATAAAGCTTCATCCGAAATGAAGACTTTTAACAAAGAACAAATGATAGCTCAAAGTCATTTCGGTAAACTTGCAAGTCAAGCGGATGTCATGTCAAAGAAATTTAGTTCTATTGGAGACAAAATGACTTCCCTGGGACGTACGATGACGATGGGCGTATCTACACCGATTACTTTAGGATTAGGTGCAGCATTAAAAACGAGCGCAGACTTTGAAGGCCAGATGTCTCGAGTTGGAGCGATTGCGCAAGCAAGCAGTAAAGACTTGAAAAGCATGTCTAATCAAGCAGTTGACTTAGGAGCTAAAACAAGTAAAAGTGCTAACGAAGTTGCTAAAGGTATGGAAGAATTGGCAGCTTTAGGCTTTAATGCCAAACAAACAATGGAGGCTATGCCGGGTGTTATCAGTGCAGCAGAAGCAAGTGGTGCAGAAATGGCTACAACTGCAACTGTAATGGCTTCAGCGATTAACTCTTTCGGTTTAAAAGCATCTGATGCAAATCATGTTGCTGATTTACTTGCGAGATCAGCAAATGATAGTGCTGCAGATATTCAGTACATGGGAGATGCATTGAAGTATGCTGGTACTCCTGCAAAAGCATTAGGAGTTTCAATAGAGGACACTTCCGCAGCAATTGAAGTTTTATCTAACTCAGGTTTAGAGGGTTCTCAAGCAGGTACTGCCCTAAGAGCTTCATTTATCAGGCTAGCTAATCCAAGTAAAAATACAGCTAAGGAAATGAAAAAATTAGGTATTCATTTGTCTGATGCTAAAGGTCAATTTGTTGGCATGGGTGAATTGATTAGACAGTTCCAAGATAATATGAAAGGCATGACGAGAGAACAAAAACTAGCTACAGTGGCTACAATAGTTGGTACTGAAGCAGCAAGTGGATTTTTAGCCTTGATTGAAGCGGGACCAGATAAAATTAATAGCTATAGTAAATCCTTAAAGAATTCCAATGGCGAAAGTAAAAAAGCAGCAGATTTGATGAAAGATAATCTCAAAGGCGCTCTGGAACAATTAGGTGGCGCTTTTGAATCATTAGCAATCGAAGTCGGTAAAGATTTAACGCCTATGATTAGAGCAGGAGCGGAAGGTTTAACAAAATTAGTTGATGGATTTACACATCTCCCTGGTTGGGTTAG